GGCTACAGCCAGACCGGCGGTGGCGGCTCGCATGGCCGCGGGCCGGCCGATCTCGACCCGCAGGACGGGAAGGACGGCTTTTGGGAATTGGAAAAGTGCGTGAAGGCGTACACCACCTACCTCGACAGCAAGCGGCTGGAGATCGAGGAGCAGCAGATATCGCGGCGCTATCGCCACGGCGCGCAGTGGACGAACGAGCAGATAAAGACGTTTAACGACCGGAAACAACCCGTTGTCACATATAATAAAATAGGCCAGAAAATCGACGGCATCGTCGGCACCGTTGAGAGATTGAAGCAAGACCCGAAGGCGTTCCCGCGTACGCCCGCGCACCAGGCTGGTGCCGATCTGGCAACCGCGGTGCTGCGCTATCTGATGGATAATAACCGCTGGGATGCGGTCACGCCGGTGGTGACCGAGAGCGCCGCGGTGGACGGTTTGGCTGGCATCGAGCTCGATCTCAAGACGGTGCCGCCGGACGGCGGTAGTCCACAGCAACAACCGGACTATGATGTGATGTTCAAGCCCGTCGACAACGACGGGTTTTTTTATGACCCGCGCTCGTTCAAGCACGACTTCGAGGACGCACGCTATCTCGGTATGGGCAAGTTCGTCGACGAGGAACAACTCGTTGAAATGCTGCCCGGCATGGAGGAGGAGATCAAGGCGGCGTGCGATGCCAACACCGAATTGATGAGCAACAGCGACCGGGACAACAGGTGGTTCGCGACCAATGGCGACTTCAAGCAAATTCGATTGGTTGATATTTGGTACAAGTCAAAGGGCGGATGGAAGTGGACGCTGTTCACGGGCTCTAAGATACTTATGCAGGGCGAGTCGCCGTTCGTGGACGAGCACGACCAGCCAATTGCAAAATACATCATGTTTTCGGCCGCGGTGGATCATGACGGCGATCGCTATGGTTTCCCGCGCAATCTTATGTCGCCGCAGGACGAAGTTAATCAGCGCCGATCGAAGGCGCTACATGAGCTAAATAACCGCCGCATCATCGCCACCAAGTCGGCGATTGCCGACAACAACGTCGAGGCCTTGCGCCGCGAGGCAGCGCGCAGCGACGGCATCGTGCTGGTCAACACCTCGCTTGATGACATCCGATTTGACGATCAGGCCAAGCAAGCCGCGGTGATGGGGCAACTGCAGTTCATGCAGGATGCCAAGCAGGAGATCGAAACCTTCGGCCCGAATTCAGCGATGATCGGCGGCGATGCGGCGAGCGGCGGATCGAGCGGACGTGCCATTGCGCTCTTACAGCAGGCCGGTCTGGCCGGGCTCGGCCCGTATATGTTCAATCTCAGGGGGTGGAAGGTCCGAGTGTATCGCGCGCTATTCAATGCGGCGCAGAAATATTGGACCAACCAACGCTATATCCGGGTGACCGACGCCGAGGGCGAGCCGCAGTTCGTGCTGATCAACGAAATGATCAACGGCCCGGACGGCCAGCCATCAGGCATGATGCGCAATGCGATCGGCGAGTTGGATGTCGACATCATCCTGGATGAGGGCCCCGACACTATCACGCTGATGCAGGACACCTACGAGGCGATTTCTCAGGCGCTTCCGGCGGTGGCGCCGATGCTCACCCCCGGCCAGGCTACTGCGGTGATGCGGGTGCTGATCGAAACCTCGCCGCTGCCGGCCGATGTGAAGAAGACATTCCGCGACGCCGGCGAGCAGGAAGGGCAACAGCCCGATCCGAAGATGCAGGAAGCGCAGGCCAAGCTCGCCCTGCAGCAAGCTGAAGCGCAGGCCAAGATTGCGGTGGAGCGCGAGAAGATGCAGGCCGAAAACGCGCACAAGGAAAAGGCCGCAATGATCGAGTTGGAGATCGAGAAAAACAGGTCGGCCAACGATATCCAGATCGAGCGCGAAAAGGCGTACGCGCAGATGGAGATCGAGAAGTTCAAGGCCGAGCAGCAGACGCAATTGGCAATTGCCAAGGCAGACGTGGAGTTGCGGCAGAAAGCGGCGGTTGCACAGCAACAGCAGCAGCCAGCGTTTGATTTCGGGCCGCCCGACGACGAGGTAACCCAGCAGGCGCTGCACTATCGCCAGGGGCTGGAGTTTGAGCGCAAGCGCGAGAGCGAGCGCAGCAAGGCCGAGGAACGCCGCATCAATCAGACCGATGCCGCTTTGTCCGCCTTGGCCGCGGCGATCGCGCAATCACACCAGGGCGTGCTGGCGGCGGTGAGCAAGCCGCGCAAGGCGACCATTCACCGTGATCCGAAAACCGGCAAGGTGATCGGCGCATCGTCAGTAACGGAGGATTAAGATGGTAGACAATATCAATGTCGATCCCGGTACTGGCGTTGGCGCCGTTCCCGTCGCAACCGATGATGTTGGCGGCATCCAATATCAGGTGATCAAGATTGCGACCGGGGCAGATGGCGCGGCAACTGTCATATCGGGGGCCAACCCGCTGCCAGTTTCCGGCACCGTTACCGCCAATGTCGGCACCGGTACGCAACCAGTAAGCGGCACTGTTGCCGCAACGCAAAGCGGCACATGGAACATCGGCAGCATCACGACGCTGCCGGTGCAATTCGGGGCTGGGGCCTCCACCTCCACCACGCAGCGGGTAACCATCGACACCGGCCAGGTCGGCTCGCTCGTCGCGGGCGGCGTTCCCTGCGTGTCTGGTGGCACTGAATGGGAAACCGTTGCTGCCTCGCAAACCGATCAGTCGCTCGGGGCGACCGGTGCCACCGGCGACTATCTCGAAAGCCTGTTATGTGTGGTGGCGACCGCCGCAACCTCGCAGGTGCAGATCAAGGACGGGTCCGGTTCTGCCATTACCGTGCTGCCCAATGCGGTCGGCGCAGGCGTTGGCACCTATCCCATTCCCATCGGACTGGTGAGCCTGGCAGGAGCCTGGAAGGTGACCACTGCCGCTGGCGTCAGCGTCATCGCGACCGGGAATTTCACCTGATGTTCCACAGTCGTCGTGCTCTCATTGCCGCTTCGCGGCGCCCCTTCGTCGCGGCTGGTGGTGGCTGGACGCCCGCGAGTGTATCAACCGACGTTTGGTACGACGCATCCAACGCCGCGACGATCACATCGTCGGGCGGTCTTGTCAGTCAGTGGAACGACCTTTCCGGCAACGCTCGCCACGCCACTCAATCCAACAACATCTATAAATTCACCGACACCGCATCCGTTCAGAATGGCAAGCACGGCCTTTTAAGCATTCGCGAGGATGGAAGCGGGAATGCTAGCTTCATGCAAATCCCTTCCTTCACCCGCAATATGCCATTCATGATGTTCTTCGCTGTGAAGATCACTACCCTCTTCACTTCGCAATATGCGGCCCTTTATGACAATGACGTAGTAAGCATGTCGGGCAATAGAGTAATTGTGTTTGCCGATAATGAAGACGGTTCTGGCGACCACCAAGCCATGCTCACAGCCAGCACTCAAGCAGCCAAGGGCGGAAGTGTGCTCTCAAACAACACTCCCTATTATTTTAGTTGCGTCTTTGATGGGGCTTCATCGAAGATGCGAAAGAATGGCACTCAAGTCAGCACGTCCAACACCATCACATCGGGCGGAATTAGTGGGTCTTTATCTGGCATGTTAGGGGCCTGGGCCTCTGCCGACGGGTTTCCCGGCTACTGGCTGGAGTTCTTTATCATCCCCACCAACTCCACCACCGATATGACCAACGCCGAAAGCTATCTTGCTACGAAGTGGAGCATCCCGTAATGCCGGGACTGAACAAACGCTCCGTCCTGAATATGAATATCCTGCTCGGCGGCGCGGGGGACAATGCGTTCATCAATTTTATCAAGCCTGGAGGATTTATTCAGGGCGCGGGTGTTGACCTCGATCAATTGGATGCGCAGGGATATCCGATTGATAATTCGCAAGTGAGCGGGATAAATCCGTTTTCACAGCTACAGCTACCGGCGTCTTCAAATACTACCGGACCCTATGTCTTGGCGTGGACGGGCAAGGGAACGGTTTTGTTAAATTTGGGGACATGGACAGTCAATGCGGGACTAAGCAGCGGCTACTCTGAGATATCGAACGGCCAATATAGCGGCACCAATGCGTATATTGTTGTAAGTCTGACTGCCTTCACGGGGGGGTTACTCACACTCTTTTTGACGGCAACGGACCCGGATAACACCAACAACTACGTCCGCAATTTGAAATTCTATCGCCTCGCTGATGAGGCCGACCTAAATGCGGGTAAGGTCTTTCGTGCTGGCTGGAAGCAGACGATCCTCGACCTCAATCCCGGGTGCATCCGTCCTTTGAACTGGACGGGCGGTTCTGCCGGGATGCAAACCAGATGGTCAAACCGCATACCGCCAGATTATATTTCTTATGTGCATTGTTATGCCAATCTGGTGAATTATCCCCAGAGCACCGGCACCAATGTCATCACAGTGGCCAGCGCCACGGGGATGCCAGTGTCGATGACACATGGCGAGGTGGCCGCGTTCAAACTCGGGGGTTCGGCCCTCGTTACCAATGGGCGTCGCACCGTCACTGCCATTACCAAAGCCAATCCCGGCGTTGTTACATCGGCAGGGCACGGCCTCGTCAATGGGCAGAAAGTGGTGTTTCAGATCGGGCAGGGTATAGACTCAATGCATCAGCTGCATTGGAAGGTCTGCACCGTCGCCAACAAAACCACCGACACGTTCGAACTATCAGGGCTTAATACAAGTAGTTTCAGCACATTTACAGCCCCCGGCTACTATCCCGGGGCTGTCGTTAGTGAATACATCAGCATGAATGTTGGGGCGAGGGGGGAATACCCCGTGGTCAATGCGGGCGGGTATCCGCCCGGCTTCGACGGCCAACAACTATTATCGGGTGGGTATATACACTTTGTCTTCGACAAATATATCGTCGGCAACAGGGATACGGGACCGGGCGCATGGTTATGTATGGCGAACGCGAACGCCACATCTTCCGATTATGTGCCTTACCAACCCGGTGTGCCTCTGGAAATATGTACCGCTCTTGTCAATGAATTGAATGCGATGAAGGGCACCGGCGGTGCCATCAATTTGTGGATTACCGTTCCCCCAAAATCCCTGATGTCGGTGGACCCCGATTATAGTTCTGCTGAGAATTTTCCTGTCAAAGCAGTCGATATTTGCCTGAATGGCGGCGGTGGCTGGGCGGGACTGACTTCCAGCGCGGCCCTTCTGGTCGAGTTCTCGAACGAAACATGGAACACGGCGGGCGGATTCACCGGAACCGGGTATATGTCGCGCTGTACCCAGCTTCGCTACAATCCCACCGGAGGAACCGGAAACACACCATTTACGCTCGGCACCGATGACCTTAATTCGTTCTCCGTCATCCGCTCAATCGTGATGTGTCAGGATCTTGCTACCGCGTATCCCACCCAGATTGCATCCGGTAGATTGGTCCGCGTGGCTGCTGGGCACGCGGCTTATGGAATAGCGGTGGGCGGCACTGGTGTGAACGAGCCCCGCGTGATGGATGCCAATGTAAATGTTCTGACCGATGCCTGGAACGTGGGCGGTACTCAACCTTATACGAAATTTGAAACCTTTGCATACGCCCCTTACTTCGATGCGGAGGCCAGCGGTTTCGCTTGGTACGCCAACTTGCCCACATATACGGCCAATTGGGTGGCCGCCGTTGGAGCCGCTGCCAAGGAAGCCGTCTGTGCGGCTTGGATCGTCAACGGCATTCGACCGGATGCTAGTGCCGGAACCACCCATTTTGTAACCTTTGGCGGTCAATTCAACACAGTGCTGGGGGGCGTCGGTCGCTCCACCATCCAATACGAAGGCGGCTATAATTGGCAAACCACCCTCGGTGGCGTCGTTGACACCACCGACAAGAGGGATTTCCTGACTGCCGTTCAGAACAGTGCGGCGTGGGCGGCAGAGCAAAAAGCGTTCTTCACGTCCATTGGAGCCCTCGCCCACCACTATCATCCCGCCATCTATATTCAGGTCACTAATGACCGCTGGGGCTACAATCGCCCCAATCAAAACACCTGGCTCGGCGGCGTTGAGGGTGCAGGGCTCAATCTGACGTGGACTGCGATGGGCGAATACAACGATGCCAATGACACCGGCGACGGCGGCGGCGGCGGTGGCCCCGTCACCACTGTGCCGCTGATGCTCACGATGCGCCTGCGCCTGCATGCATAGGCGCCCTTGAGGTAGCCCATGCTGCTCGCCCTCAATGCATTCAGCACGGGCAGCAGCGGGCCTACACCATCCACCAACCGCACGCCGATCGGCTTGCTGCTAGCACTGACACGACGGGGTGCCGAGGTAGCGCCGCCGGCTAATGGGCGCACGCCGATCGGGCTGTTGCTGGCGTTGACGCGCCCAAGCATTCTCACCGAGCCGCCGATCGAGCCGCCGGTGGAGCCGCCGACAGCGGTGGGAGGCTATGCGGGCGGCGG